CATGACCCGTATGCACAATCACAGTCTGCAGATTCATCATCTTTAGGATCTGCATATGTTATAAAACGTATAAATAATATATCTCAACCAGATGACATGATAGTTGCTAGTTATGTTGCACGACCACACTCACAAGATGAGTTTAATAAAAATTTATTTATGCTAGCAGATTATTATAATGCTAAAATAGGATTTGAAAATGATCGTGGTGAAGTTATTGCATACGCACGTAGGCATAGAAAATTACATAGACTGCAAGAAGAGTTTGAGATGTTAGATAAAAAAGATTTAAGATCTAAAAAGGTAAAACGTCAATATGGC